TCTGATCTCCAGAATGCTGAACGCTATACCCATGTTGTCTACCGCTCTCCAAATGATTTAAAGCGTGATATAGAATCAGGGATGTATACCTTAGATCACTATGATGAGGATAGGCTACCGCAAGCAACGCCTGTACAGCCTACCCCCATTACATCCAAGATGAATATGATCATGGGGATTGATCCTAATTATGATGAAGAACCACAATATACGATTTTGGAACAGCATTGCTATTTGGAAATCGAAGAGGAGATAGACGAGAACGATGATGCCTTGACCGTTGCATTGCCCTACATTGTTTCAGTAGATGAGCATAGTCGTAAAGTTCTTTGTATTCGTAGGAATTGGGCCGAGACTGATCCTCGTAAAGAGAAATTATTGTGGTTTACCCACTATCGCTTTGTTCCGGGTTTTGGTTTTTATGGTCTTGGGTTTATTCATTTCCTTGGAAATCTAACAGCTACAGCTACTTCGGCTGTTCGTAATCTAATCGATGCTGGACAATTTGCAACCTTACCCGGTGGCTTCAAGGCTAGAGGTGTACGTATTGTTGGGAGTAATGATGCTATTGCCCCCGGTGAATTTAAAGAAGTTGAAGCTACCGGTATTGATTTAACAAAATCTATTATTCCCCTTCCATATAAAGAGCCGTCATCGACCTTGATGCAGATGCTTCAGTTTGTGACGGCTGCTGGTCAGAAGTTTGCCGACTCTACGGAACAGGTTATTGCCGATTCCACTAACTATGGTCCGGTAGGAACAACGCTGGCATTGTTGGAAGCCTCGACAAAATTCTTTAGTGCTATTCATAAACGACTGCACTATAGTCAACGACAGGAATTAAAGATACTGTCTCGTATTAATTTTGATTTCCTTCCAAATGAATATCCATATGATCTTGCAAATATAGAAGGTCAAATATTTAAAAATGATTTTGACGGACGCATCGATATTATTCCAGTATCTGATCCGAATGTTCCTTCTGCTTCCCATCGCTTGGCTATGGCACAGACTGTTATGCAGATGGCACAACAAGCTCCAGCAGGAATGTATAATCTTAGAGAAATTAATCGAACTATGCTGGATGCCGCTGGAATTGAAAATCCTGATAAGTTTCTTATACCGGAACAAGAACCCCAACCTCTTGATCCCATCTCTGATATTAATGCCATAGCTCAAGGAATGCCGATTAAGTCTTTTCCGGGTCAGGATCATCAGGCACATATTGCTGTTAAACAGGCTTTCCTTGCTGATCCTACTTTGGGGCAGAATGAAATGATGCAGTCATTAGTCCCTATTCTTCAGGCTAATATTCGTGAACATATGATTATGCAGTATGAAGAACAGATGGCAGGGATGCTTCAGAATGGTGTCGCGGAAGCGGGGAGTGGTTCTCCTGAAGCCATTAGCAAGATTACCCAAGGCGCGGCCCAAGAAATTCTTCAGAATAACCAGCGTATGGCTGCTATGGGTACGCCGGAAGACCTTGAGCGTATGACGCTTGATCTACAGAGGCAGCAATTGGAACTGGAGCGTGAGAGACTTAAGATAGATGCTGCCCAGAAAGCTGCTGATATTGCGATTGATGAAGAGAAACTTGATCTTCAAAGAGATTCTCTTGAAATAGAAGCGGCAGAGAAGCTGGCTAAGATTAAGGGAGTAGCTAAAGATAGGAATATTGTAGCTGAGAGTAAAGCTGCCGATAGAGATGATAAGTTCCTTCTGAAGATGATGGACCTTCTGATTAAAGAAACAGGTACGACTGTTGAGAAACTAAAAGAAGAAGTTGTATTGCGTCCAGAAATCTATCAAGAAGGTGGCATCACTGTTCCGATGATTCCTTCTAAACCTTCTTCTTCTGCTGATCTTTATAAGATACTTGATGATACGGCTGTAGAGATGGGGATTTCTGTAGAGGATTTGTTAACAAAGGTAGAGGAGGCATCGCCTACAGCACCTGTTCAAGAAACAGAAATAGACGAGACAGTCACTACTATTGAGTCTGAACCTATTACCTTTGACGCGGATCGAACCGGTCCTCCCATCTCGTCTACAACAGGTGAAAGATTTGATCCTCTTGAAGCACAGAGAGAAGCAGCACTTAGGAAGCAAAAGGCAGAGGATGAAAAGCTAATGGAAGAGGCAATTCTTGGGTATGTTCCGGCACGCCCTCCTGTAACACAAGAGGCCGAAAAGAGTATATTTCATCTAACATATAAGGATTTTAGAGATAGGTTACGTCATGCTGAAACAGGGGGAGAAGATGACCCTTGGATATTTACTCATAGTAAAAAGGATAAAAAAGGTAATGTTAGTTCAGCTTTTGGACCAAGCCAGATAACATATACTTTAGCCGGGGATGTTTTGAAAAAGGTTCCTAAAAAAGACAAAGGACTTAAAGAATATATCCAGAAATTTATTAAACAAGGAAAAACTTCCTATAATTTAGAAAATAGAACAAAGAAGAGAACCAAAGCTAATCTAGAAATATATGGCAGAGGTAAGAGTGGTAATATTCCTTTAGAAGAGCATAAGAAATATTATCCAAGATTAGAAGAAATGGCTATTGATCAAAAGAGGAAAATAAGGGCTGTAAACAATATAGATGATCTTTTAAAAGCGTGGTATCCTGGCGCTGCGACAGATAAAGCTTGGAGAGAGAGATTTAATTTAGGCTCTGAAGAAGGATGATATCCAGAGCTAACATATCAAAGGAACTTACACCAAACTTAGGCAATTCAAAAAGGAGAAAGAGTATGGCGAAGAAGAAATCGATGAAAGCATTTAAGAAAGCTTTAGGATCGAATCCGGCTAGTGCTGAAGTAAATAAAACACAGAAAGCAAAGGGGGGTATGACCCTTGTAGGTCTTTCCCCGGCTGAAGAAAAGCGATCAGGGACGGCTTCTCAAGCTGCGCGTAAACGTAGTATGAAGAAGGGTGGAACTGCTAAACTAGCCGCTGGTGGTCAGGGTTATAAAGCTCGTGAGGACGAGTCGATTGCCATGCGTATACCGAGGAGACGAAGCCCGAGACAGCTTGCAGCCAGCCGTGATGACTCTTATGGACGTTGGGGCAGCGGAGCTACGAAGCGTGGGCGTATCAACCTATCTAGTGGTGGTATGGCTCAACATGGACATGGAGCGAAGTTGAAATAAAATGGCTAAACAAGATAACATTAAAGGCGGTAAGTCCAAGACTTGGAATGGTATTGGCATGAGCCGTAAACACGATGCATTCAACACCGGCACAAAGAAATTTGTAGCTAAAGGTAAAAAGAAAAAGTAACGAATGGCAATCCTTCCTGACAGTAAATTTATTGACACATATTATTTTAACAATCGAATTGAAAAGGAATTGGAAGAAGTTAAATTAAACCTTGCATCAGGTTCTTGTACCTCGTATGATGAGTACAAATATATTGTAGGTATTATTGAAGGTATGGAGAAATCCAAGAATATCCTACAAGATATTGTAAATCAATTTGACGAGAATGACGAAGAGTAAAGGAACCTTATAAATGCAACACGCAAGACTTAGCGGTGCCGTTAAGAATGATGAATGGATTAGTGATAAAGATGTAGCTGATCCAGACCCGTTACCCGGTTTACCTGGATATCATATACTGGTACGTCCAGTTGCCATCCGTACTGAAACAAAGGGCGGTATTTTATTGCCAGATCAATTTCTGGATGATATTAAATACTTAACGACTGTAGGGCGGGTATTATGCGTTGGAGAAACAGCGTATAAAGATGCCCATAAATTCCCGAATGGTCCTTGGTGTCAGCCAAAAGACTTTGTTGCATATGGAAGACATGTGGGTCATAAGTTTGTATATAAGGGGGTACGTCTGATATTATTATTTGATGACCAAATTATCATGGGGGTGGAAGACCCAACCTATCTAGATACAATGTTTAATTTAACAACTGAAGCGGCGTAATCGTAGTTCGCACTCTACGTAAAAGGGAAACAGAGTAAATGGCAGAAGATAAGCAAGAACAATGGAATGAAATGGATGTTGATTCCTATCGTGGTAAATCAAATATTGAAAAAGCAGAGACTGATAAGACAGATTTTGAAGTTGAAGAACCGGAAGATATTCCAGTAACTAAGGAAACGGTTGAAGCTGAGATTGAAGAAGAAGTTGAACAACCAGGATCATCTGAAGAAGAACAATCAAGCTACGAAGAATCAGAAAATTTAGAAGAACTGGATGGTATAAAAACCAAAGGTGCTGAAAAAAGAATTAGACAACTTGTTCAACAGCGTAAAGAGCGTGAAGAAGTTATAGTTCAACAGAATGACGAATTGGGTAGATTACGATCAGAACTTCTTAATTCCCATACTGCTAACCAGTCTATAGAAGTTGATTCCTTATCTTCGAAAGAAGCAGCTTTAAAAGAAAGAATTAAACTTGCAGAAAATGCTTATCTCCAAGCTTATGATGAAGGCGAAAAAGAGAAATTACTTGAAGCGCAGAATATTCTGCAAGATTCTAAAACAGATTTAAAATTTGTTGCTGCAAGAAAGAGACAAGTCGAACAAATACGAGATAAGACAGCGACACAACAAACGATAGATCATCGAGAAGCACAGGGGTATGTGCCTCAAGAGACGCAACAAGCTCAATCAGAGCATGACCCACTAGCAGTTGAATGGGCAGGTAAAAATGATTGGTTTGGTAAAGATGAGGTAATAACTGCTGTTGCTCTAGCAATTGATCAACAATTAAAAACAGAAGGATATGATCCATCCACTTCTGAATTTTATAAAGAAGTAGATGAAAGATTAAAAAAAGAACTTCCTAATAAGTTTCGTGTAGCGGATAACACGCAAAAACCGCCTCAACAGGTAGCAGGATCATCGCGCAAATCCTCCTCCAATAAACTCAAGGTAAAGCTTTCATCCAAAGATGTAAGTCTAGCCAAGAAATGGGGAATACCTCTTGACACTTATGCCGCCGAAAAAGCCAAAGTCAGCAATGTTGGTGATGGCTATACGGTAATCGGTAATAACTAGCAATAGCTCGTAAAAGAAGGAATATACACAAAATGGAAGCAAAGACTGACGTTCAAGAAACATCATCTAAAGGAACAAAACAAACTAGCGGCCATGATCTAGACTCTAGAGAATCGCAGCAACGTGAGTATCTTGAAATGGATAGCTGGCTTACTATTCCGAAAGGTATAGAAGAAGCATATAATAATCAAGGTTATCATTTAGGATGGTTGCGGATTTATCTAAATGGTGCTGAAGATTACAAGGCCGTAGGTAAAAAGATTAACGAAGGATGGGAGTTCGTAACTGCCGATGAAGTTCCAGAACTAGTGGCTGGATATGGTTATAGTAAAACAGAAGATCGTTTTGATAACTGCATTATTCGGGGAGATGTAGCTCTTGCTAAAATTTCTACCGATATTTGGTTAAATAGGAAACAGGCAAGTTTCCAGCGGAACCAAGAAATGAATGAAGCTATTGATAAACGGTTGATGTCTTTACAAGATCGTAGAATGCCTATTACAAATAGTAGCCATTCACAAACTACGGTTGGTAATCGGCCTACTAAGTTCGCAGATGATTAAACATATGTAAAAATATGTTTCTTGATATTGTTATTGTCATTTTGTTTCTCATTTTTTAGACTATATAAAGCTTTTTGAAAAGGAGAAATTAAATATGAGTGCTTCAAAAGCTTTGAATGGGTTCCACCCATCACGGATGCGTGGTAGCGGTGCCAATTCAACTGGTATGAGTCGATATCAGATTGCCCAGGGTACGAATCTTGCAATGTACTCTGGTGATCTTTTGAAACTTAGTGCTGGTTATGTCACTCCTATTACGACAACTACCGATTATGCTATAGGTGTTCTTGAAGGTGTACGGTATGTTGATAAAACTTCGAAGCAGCCTGTTTGGTCACGCTATATTAATTCCAGTGTATCGTCGGATGATAGCCTTACGTATGCTCTTGTCCATGATAATATGGATTCAACTTTTATAGTTCAGGCAGATGCTTCTCTAACCATTGGTGATTTGATGAATAACTTCAATGTTACCCTTGGTAGCGGCAGTACGGTTACTGGACAATCTGGCTTTGGTATTAAAGTCGGATCAGTAACTACCGGTACTGCAATGGTACGCCCCACCGCCCTGTATGATGTACCGGGTAATGCATGGGGAGATGCTTACACTAAAGCTGAATGCCGAATTGTTCGTCGTGTTGACGCGCAACAGAGTGTTGTGGCTTGTGTGGTTAGCCCGGTTTAATAGGAGGAATGACAAATGGCTATTAATCGCGCAGATATTGCGAAAGAACTCCTTCCGGGTTTGAATGCTATTTTCGGTCTTGAATATGGTAGCGTTGATGACGAACTCGCTCCCTTGTATGAGATTGAAAATTCAGACAAGGCATTCGAAGAAGAGGTTCTCTTTACCATGTTCGGTGAAGCACCGGTTAAGTCTGAAGGTGCTGCCGTACAGTACGACTCTGCACAGGAAAGCTATGCTTCTCGCTATACGCATGAAACCGTAGCTTTGGCATTTGCAGTAACAGAAGAAGCAATGGAAGATAATTTGTACGATACCTTTGCCAAGGTTCGCGCAAAGGGTTTGGCCCGTGCTATGGGTTCGACCAAGCAGGTTAAAGCTGCTAATACTTTCAATAATGCTTTTTCTGGCTCTTACCTTGGTGGTGATGGGGTTGCATTAATTTCCGATTCTCATCCAACCGTTGGTGATGGCAACCAGAGTAATAAGATCGGCACGGCGGCTATTTCCATGACTACTTTGGAAACGGCTATCGTTAACATTAGTAAGATCAAGGATGATCGTGGTATCCTTATAGCGGCTTCCGCTCAATCAGTCCATATCCCACCGGATTTGGCGATGGAAACCGATATGCTGCTTCATTCGGCTGGTCTTCCTAACGGAACTTTAGCATATCCCGGTTCTACATATGCTCCTAATGACCTTAACCCCATTCCAAACATGGGTTTGATGCCAAAGGGATTCTTTGTGAACAGGCGCTTTACCGATTCTGATAACTGGTTTGTTAAATCAGACGTTCCAAATGGAAGTAAGATGTTTGTTCGCACCCCTCTTGCTACCAAAATGGAGCCTGATTTTGATACCGGTAATTTGCGGTATAAGGCCCGTGAGCGTTATAGCTTTGGCTGGTCCGATTGGAGGCAGTGGTTTGGTGCTGAAGTTTAATAGCATCTTACTACAAACCCGATTTTGCGCCATATAACGTGGGTATCGGGAAACTAGGGCGGGAGACTTCGTGTCTCTCGTCCACCCTCTTTACAATATAAAAGGATTTTTCTTATGAGTGGAGCGATTAACCTCACCCCGTATACTGTTACGGCTACTGGAACTGTTACAAATAATTCTGCACGCATAGCAGGTTTTACTGTTACCAATAAAGGTGCGGATGATGATCAAGGTTTTACGATACATAATCTAGCAACTGATGGAACAGTTGGAACACAGATTATGGAATATAAAGAGTTAAGTTCAGTTGCTGGTGGTGCAAATAGTTTTACACAAACTTATAGCGGTAATACTGGTATTAAATTTGATAATGGTGTCTATGTTTGTGCAGATGCTCATATTAAATTATTTATGACAACTTTTTAGGTCGTCATGGCTTTATCAGGAACAACAAATTTTAGCCTCAATCTAGATGAGATTGTAGAAGAAGCTTTACTACAGATTGGTGGGGGAGCTATGCTTGGTGATGAGCCAAGACAGGCTAGGCGAACCATTGATCTTTTACTAAGAGAGTGGCAGACGCAGGGCTATTCCTTATGGAAAACAGATTTATCTACCTTTGTTCCCCAACCGATAGCTACTGCAAATGTTAATGGTAATGTCACTGACTCAACTAATGTAGTGGTAGACGGTAATGCAGGTACTATTGCTACAAAGATGGTTGTATCAGCGGGGGCCACGACAGCAAGTGCGGTAGTTGATGCTTCTCAAGTAGGAACCGAAATTAGTGTTGATGGGGTTAGTGGCACCGTCACAAATAATATGGTAGTATCTGGAACGGGAATTAGTGGTACGGATGGAATAAGTCCGACAGTATCTTCTAGTTCGATTAGCGGAACCTCCGGTACAATTACTTTAAGTTCAACTCAAACTTTAGCAGATAATGTAGTTCTAACAATGAAGAGTGATGTTACTGGTACTAGTGGGGTTAGTCCTACGGTAGCTACAGTAACCGATCAGAATACTCTGGTATTATCTGATAATCAAACTTTAAACGATAATCTCGCATTAACTTTCAAGAAAACATACGAGGCATTGGTAACAAATGCTATCGATGTATTAATCGCAAGTATCAGAGATCAAGGTACTGATATTGAAATGACTCGCATAACAATGGAAGAATATGAGAAACTTCCTACAAAAACTACAACAAGCAAGCCTATTCAATATGCTATTAAACATGAACGGACAGGGCCAACTATGTACTACTGGCCTATACCAGCAACAAATAGTAACTATACGATAAGATACTGGTATTTCGGATATACCGATGATAATAATAGTGCTACGGTAAATCCAGATGTTCCTTCTTTTATGCTCCCAGCACTAGTTGCAGGATTATCCTATAAGATGGCTCTTAAAAGACCCGGTGTACCAGATGGTAGAATTGTGTTACTTAAATCCTCTTATGATGAAATATTTAAAAATGCTATGTTAGCAGATAGAGAAAGAGCCGGGTTTATTTTAAGACCCGCCTTTAGGGTATAAATCTTATGGCTGGTAGTGGAGGAGGAGGATCAGTTAAATCCTATTTCATTTCTGATCGGAGTGGATTTAGATTTCGTTATAGAGATCGAATTGTAGAAGATACCGGAGCCGTAGTTGGTCCCGGTGAAGGGGATGGGCGATATACTATTAAAAGTCATCCACAAAATAAGTCCCCCCGTATTTCGGGATTTATTGTATTAAAGGACGCTAGACCAGATGAAATTCTAGCAACAATAGGCAATGCAACATGGACTCCTAGTATGAGTACAGCCATTCAGACCAGTATTACCATGTTTGCAAGTTCATCAAGTTAAAGAAGAAGGAAAAGAAAAATGGCTATTTCGTCAGGAATTGCAATTAAGTGGAAAGAATTGGCAATGGGGGGCCATATACCTAGTATCTCTACAGGATATACGGGATTTAAGATAGCTCTCTATGCTAGTGGTACTTCTCTAAGTAATGGAACTTCCCTTTATAAAACGACTGGAGAGGTTTCAGCTTCGACGGGGGGAGTTTCTACGAATTACACAGCCGGGGGTAATATATGTACCGTTATTAGTATTTCTGTAGCTGGTAGTATTGCGTATATGCAGTTTGCGGATCAAACATGGTCTTCGGCAACATTCTCAGCCGCTGGATGTTTAATCTATAATACTTCAACTTCAACAGCCAATCGTACTCTGGCTATAATTGATTTTGGAGGAACAAAAACTGCTACGAACGGTACCTTTACAATAACAATGCCAGCAGCGGGAGCGACTACATCCATTGTTCGTTTAGCGTAATCTTTATATAAAAAGAGGTAGATTAAGAAGATGGCGTTTCCGGGTTATGGTACAAGTACCTATGGGTTGTTTACCTACGGGTTTCCGACAGCCAATGCTTCTGTTACCCTAACAGGGCAGAAGTTTACTTATGCACTAGGTATTCCTGTTGTTGCAGCCAATGCAACGATAGGTCTTACGGGACAGGAAATTTCCTATTCTTTAGGTACTTTAACTTTTGGTGCTAATTCCAATGTAACGCTTACTGGTATCCAAGCAACCTATGACTTAGGAACTCCTAGAGTAATCGGACCTGCGGAGACTACATTAACAGGGCTAGAATTAGAATATTCATTAGGATCGCTACATACAACTACTGATGCTAGTATTACTTTAACCGGCATACAAGCTACTTTTGCAGTAAATTCAGGTTTCTATCCTCTTTGGAACTGGCAGCGTGAATTAGGAGGAGATACTACGGAAACATGGACACCAGAATTAGGGAAGGCAGCATGATATGGCAGTAGTAACGTATAGTACTCTCGTGCAACAGATTAAAGATACTATGGAAGATGATAGTACAGAATTTTCTAATGCCGTTCCTGACTTTATTCGTAGGGCTGAACTACGTTTAACGCGAGAGATGGATACGCATGGATTAACGCAGTATTTTACTAGTAATTTTACTAAAGGAGAAGCCTTTTTAGCAATTCCTTCAACAAACTTGATTGTTAAGAATATTAATTATCTAACTTCTGCAACAACGACTTTGGAGAATGGACGGGTAGCTAGTCCAAATACTAGAATTAGCTTATTGGTACGAACAAAAGAGTATGTAGAGGATTATTGGCCTGTTAGAACTTCAACAGGATTACCAAAATATTATACACATTTTATGCAAGATCAAGTTTTAATAGCCCCGGCACCAATTTCAGCGTTTGCGGCAGAAATAGAATTAGTTATACAACCTTCTACATTGAGTGTAGGGAATGAGACAAATTATTATACAACATTTTGTGAGAATGCCCTATTTTATGCTACTATGATAGAAGCATGTTACTTTAATAAAAATAGTACAGCGGTCCAATTATGGGATCAGCAATACCAACGAGAGATTATTACTATAGTCAACGAAGCTAGGCGTAACCGGAGAGATGATATGAGCAAACCAGACTCTCCTGCTGGTGGACCTGATACGTTAATTGATGGAGCAAACTGATAATGGCCTATACAAGTCGAATAAAAATGAACAAGCAAGCGACAGGGGCGAACGCTAACACATGGGGGAGCGTTTTAAACTCTGAAGTTTTCTCACTAGCTGATCAGGCAATAGCAGGGTATACCTCGGTATCTGTAGATGTGAGTGGAGCAATTGTTTTAAGTGTTGAAGATGGTGCTGTAAGTCGAGGGCGTAATAAAATAATTGAGTTAAAGGGGACTTTAGCTTCTGCTAAAGTTTTACAAATTCCATCAGCAAGTCGAGAATATCTTGTAAAAAATAGTACATCTGGTTCTTTTGCCGTTACGTTTAAATGTAATGGTGGATCAGGAACAGCAGTAACGCAGGGAGAAGCTAGTCTCCTTTACTGTGATGGAGCTTCGGTGAGAGCTACATACGGTGGTGCAGCAGCTAGAACAGTAGGAGTTTGTGCTGCTAATATCCCAGATACTTCTTTAGCTGACTTACGATATGATCAGCTTTCAGTGGATCAAACAATCACGGGAAGCAAAATTCATACAAGTTTGGTGGAATCAAACAGTTCTATTAAAGTTTCTTCGGGTCGAGCATATGCCGTCCCCCATAGTGTTTTAGATGCGGCTAGTATTGTCCTATCGATGGATAAAAGTAATACTTTCTTCGTAACTTTAGCTGGCAATCGAACTTTAGATTTTCCTCTAAAGGGGAGAGCGGGACAAAGTGGGTTGATCTACGTTTATCAAGATGGAACTGGAAGTCGAACACTTTCTTATGTTTCTTGTTGGAAATTTAGTGGAGGAACAGCACCAACGGCTACAACATCAGTAAGTTCTTGTGATATTATTTCTTATAATGTTCGAACTGTAGCTGCTTCTCTTACAGTTACGGCTATTGATGCCGAAATGAAAACAGATTTTAAAACTCCAGTATAGGATAAGATAGCAATGTTTATACAAGAGCCATTTAATTTAACTGGTGGTGTCGCGGGGGGTGGCGCTGGCTATTCAGTCGATTATTCATGCCGGTTCGATTATCTTGCGTCTGACCCTCGTCTTCATAGAACACAGGGTACGAGTTCTACGCCAGAAATACAAACTGTTGGTGCCTGGTTTAAATTAGGTACTCTGGGTGGGGCAGCGGGTGATCGCCGATTGATTACTGTTGGTGATTATAATAAAGGTGTGCTGGAAGTTACACTTCGTGGTGCCTCTTTCGCTAATAGGCTTCAGGTTACTTTATACAGTGATGCAGGAGGTAGTAGTGTTGTTAGAGCCGATCCAAATTCTCTTCAATTATTTCGTGATCCCCATGCATGGTATCATATATGCATTACTTATGATACAACCCCCGTCACTCCAATTTTTAAGTTCTTTCTTAATAATGAAGAGGTAACTGCTTGGGATGACGGTAGCGGAGCTTTTGATGGGATTCAAACTGATGATACTTTTAGTCTAAATTCTAATAGTGTTGATAAAATAACACTTGGTGCAAATAATGCCGGAACAGGTTCAAACTTTGATGGTTATATGAGTCAGTGGTTTTGTCTAGATGGAACTACTGTAGCAACACCAGCAGATGGAGGTATTGTTGAGGTCGATGATAATGGCGTGGTTAGGCCCGCTAATTTAACTGGTCTGACATTTGGTGCAGAGGGATGGCTACTTGATTTTGCAGATTCCAGTGATCTAGGTAATGATGTATCTGGAAATAATAATGATTTTACTTCTACTGACCTAGCTGCTGCTGATCGGGTTCCAGATACTCCGACTAATAACTGGGCAACTCTGTCTTCGGTTTCAGGTGTGATGGGTGCTGGCGCTGTAACTTTATCGAACGGGAATTTAGATACTGTTGGCACTGTTTCAACGTCATCCAATAATACTATTTGTAGTCATACTGTTACCTCTGGTAAATGGATATGGGGAGTTAAACCCGGTACCCCTGGTCAAGCACAGAACTCTGATCCGTGGATATTTGATATAAGCTCTGGACGAGATATTTACGTCAATACACCTAAGAGTGATGCTGCTGGTTGGGGTTCCAGTATGGATACTACAAGCACTTTTGTCACCTATCACGATGGGGGGAATAGAAGCCACACTGTCAGCCCCATATTCGCCACAAATGATCTACATTTGATGGCTGCTGATATTGATAATTTGAAGTTATGGTGCGGATATTACGATGCTAGTGCTGACACAACGAACTGGATGGACGGCGGTACGGGTATTACTGGCGATCCTGGGGCAGGAACTGATCAAACATGGACGTTGACAGGAACTCATTTTGCCTTCGGCACCAGCACTTATGGTACACGAACTGGTCAGATAGATTTTGGACAACGTACAGGGATCATTGACCAGATTACAATTCCAACAGGGTTCCAATTTCTTAATACAACCAATCTTGCTGTTCCTGCTATCGTTGACCCAAGTATTTATGCCCAAGCATACAACTATACTGGAACAGGATTAGCCCATACCGAAACCTTGAATGGTAATAGCGAGATGGGTACTCTTGATATGTTAGTGTTAAAGGATTTTTCAACGACTGATCAACCTCGTCTTTTTGCGGCCCATAGTGAAATGGGCAATACCAAAGCCATACTCATGGCTAACTATGGGGCGATAGAAACCGATGCCGATGGTGTTACTAGTATTGGTGCTGAAAATTCCTTTGTACTTGGCACTGGTGCTGGTGGTTTTAATGACGATGGTGATAGTTTTTCATCTTATTGTTTTCATGTTGCCAAAACTGCGGAAGCCCCAGCATCCCCGGCTGGATCAATTGCTTCAAAAGTCATAGTTAATGGTTCGGCTGGTTGGTCTATGGGAACTTGGGAAGGGACAGAAGCCAATGCGACTATTGGTCATGGTCTATCAGTAAAACCCAATTTTCTTTTAATTAGTAGTCTTGATGACGCTGGCGAAGCTATCCGAGTGGGTTTTACCGGTTTAGGGTGGACAAAAAATATTGGGTTTACTGGCGCTTTGCCCGCTGCCTATACGGATTCAACAGCATTCCAAGATTTAGCCCCCACTGATTCTATATTTTATGTTGGTAGCAATCCAGCATTGAACGATAGCGGCGGTACTATGTTCTTTTTCGCTGCCTATGATATTGCAGGATTTTCAACTTGGGGCCATACATATAGCCCCAATGCTGATGCCGATGGTCCTCTTGCACTCTACGGATTCAGTGCCGAATTTATTTGGTTGATGCGAATTGTTGGAGCCACGGTATGGTCAGCCATAGACATAATAAGAAGTCCGTACAATGAAACCGTAGATGCCGTTCGTATCAATGATAATACTGTGGGAACTACAAGCAATGTGGATATGGATGTTTTGAGCAATGGGCTAAAAATTAGGAGCAGCGGCGGCGATGTTAATGATAATGGTGCTGACTTCTATATTTTTGCTTGTGCAAAAAATCCCTTTGGAGGTCATGGCGGAACCTTTGGTAGTGGCGTGTCACCAGCTACGGCAAGATAATGGAGAATTAAGATATGTGGAAATATAATGACAAAAGTATAAGGCCAGGAAAATCTTGGAAAGATGATAATGGAGTGCTACATCCTGGTAATTGGAATATCTGGTCTGCTGAACATAAAGCCAGTATGGGTATCATAGAAATAATTCCTGAAACTCCACCTGATTCTAGGTTATATA